TACAGACCTATTTGTATCCGATGTAGATGCCTATTTCCATGAGTTGTTTAGTACGTTTCCTATAAAAGTGTCCAGTAATAGAGGTATGAGAATGCTTAGACCTCAATCATCAGATGCTAAAGAAACAAAAGAGTGCAAAGCAAAGTATAAAAAGTATCTCGGAACTGCGAACCAAGCAGCAAAACATGCTCACGTTATGAATTGTCTTAATGCAGAGTTAGCTTTTAGAAAGCAAAACAATTCATTAGGATTTATGAGAGCATTTATTACTTGGATAAACAAAAACGAGTGGCTTACTTACGAACATTTAATTGATTTAAGTAACACAACTAAAACAACTATATCGTATGGAAACACACTCATCTAAGCCTAAATTATTGGCTGTAAAACCTATTGTAGAATCCACCAGAGAAGCTGCAAGGTATATTAACGATAGAAGGTTAGGGCTTATAAAGTCTTTAACAACTCCTTGGTTTAAATACAATGAGATAGCTATGGGTGGTTTGGAATGGAATACTATTCATACAATAGGTGGTAGGTCAGGTTCAGGTAAAACTGCAATATTAAACCAATTAGAAACCCAGTTAGGATTTTTAAACGAGGACGAAGATTTTGATATTTTATCGTTTAACTTTGAAATGTTATCTCGTAATCTTGTTGGTAGAAAGTTTGCAAGTGCATTAGATAAGACAACACAAGAACTGTATAGTGGTAAGTTAGGTCAGAAGCTTGACGATGAAACTTATGCAAAAGTATTAGAAGAAGGTGCTAAAATAGCTAAATTGAACGTTCATTATGTAGAACATTCAGGAACAGTAGAGCAAATCGAAAATACTATCCATAATTTTATTGGAAAAGCTCTGGAGAAAGATCCAAACAGAGGTCTTGTTGTTTTGTTAGACCATACTATCCTTGTACAAGGTAAACAAGGTGAATTAGAGAGAATTGTTCTTGGAGAATTAATGACAATGTTTAATAGATTAAAGAAACTTTACAAAATAGCATTTGTAGTTTTAACTCAATTGAACAGAGATATTGAATCTTCAGATAGAATGACTGATCCTCATCGTCATTTTCCACTTAGAAAAGATGTATTTGGAGGTGATATGGTTTATCAGTTTTCAGATGTAGTAATGGTTTCTATGAATCCAGAACAAATGGGACTACAAAGTTATGGGCCTCACGGGTGGCCTGTAGCTGGTTATGTATATTGGCATTTCATAAAAGTAAGAGAGGGTGAACCTTGTGTTGCTCAAATGAAAAACATGCTGAAATACAGTAGAATTGAAGAACCCGAACATCCTATGCAAGTAACAAAACCTAATAATGGTTATGATATGAGCAAAGTTTAAAAGTATTTATTAACCAATAAAAATAGAGAGTATGGCTACATTAGTCCAAGTGCTTGGTGAACCTGGTACAGGTAAAACCTTTTCAATGCGCAACTTAGATCCAGAAGGTGTTTTATACATCAATGGTGATAAGAAAAACATGCCTTTCCGTGGGTGGAAAGCAAAGTACAACAAAGAAAATCGTAATTACGTATCTACTTCAGATATTTCTATGATTATGACTTTGTTGAACAAAGTTAATACCGATCAACCTCACATCAAGGTTATCGTTATTGATACTTTAAATTCTATTATGTCTGATAAAGAAATGTCAGAAAGAAAGAAGAAAGGTTACGATAAATGGATGGATCTTGCTGGAGATGTTTACGATTTATATCGTTTAGTAGCTTCGTTAAGAGAAGATTTAACAGTTTTCTGCATTGCTCATACAGAAGATTACTTAGGTAAAGACGGTATTCCAAGACAAAGATTGAAAACAAACGGAGCTAAGTTAACTAAGTTAAACTTAGAAGGTTTAACAACTTACACGTTGTATGCGGCAATTGTCAGAGGAGAAGGAGAAGTTACTTACTGTTTTGAAACTCAAAACAATGGTTATAACACAGCTCGTTCACCAGAAGGAGTGTTCGAATCGTTTCAAATACCTAATGATCTTGCAGCAGTAGACAAAGCAATCAGAGATTACGAATTAGGAGAATAATTAATTAATTACAAATTTTTAAAAATAAACATATATGTATAGTTTAGATCAATCAGTACAAGAAGAATCGAATAATTACTTTTCAGTAGGTATTCATGAAGCAGTAACATTAAAAGATATTTCGTTAGAAACAGCTTCTAATGGAAATCCGTATTTAAAATTTCACTTTGAAGGAGATAAAGGTGAGCAAGTATCTCACACAGAATGGCCAATCGCAAGTGATGACGCTAATTTTGAGAAAAAAGTTAAAAACTTCTTAATCAGAATCAAGCACATCTGTACTAAGTTTGTACCTGCAGAGGCTGTCAACATCTCTGCACCGACATTCGAGGATTTTGCAAACCAAGTTATTGCAATGGTTAAACCAAATATTCACAAAACAAAATTGAGAATTAAATTGGTTTACAATTACAGAAACTATGTTTCAATTCCTAAGTATGTTCCATTTGTAGAGGCTATGTCTGTTACATCTGACAAATCAAGATTGAAAATCGATCCAGGATTTGACAAAATGGAAAAAGAAGATGGTGATGATCCAAAATTGGGTAATGGAGCTGCACCAGCTACTCCAACTGCAGGAGCACAAGCACCTGGAGCACCAGATGATGATATGCCTTTCTAAAAGAGCATTCTAATTATTAATAAAAGAGTGTGGCAAATGTCACACTCTTTTTAATTTAAAGATATGTACGATACTAATAATTTACTATCCTTTGACACTTTATTACAAAATGTAGAGCCATATCAGATATTTAGTTATTACTTGGGGAAAGATATAAGACTTAGTAAGGCAATGCAGAGCCCACTAAGAAAAGACTCTAATCCAAGTTTTGCTCTACATATTTCTAAAACTGGTTATTTGTATTACAATGATTGGTCTACTGGAGATTGGGGAGGACCAGTGCAATTTGTTAAGAAATTATTTAACTTACCAGATCTGTACTCGGCTGCATCTAAAATAAATTATGATATGGGCTTAGGTTTGTATGATGATAGGATGAGAGGTGATTCTCCTGAAAAGTATCATGGATTTAAAACACAATTTAGTCAGTCAGAGATTGAACTAATTGCAAAAGAAAGTTCTATTGATATTAAAATCAAGCAAAGAGAATGGTCTGAAGAAGACTTGGAGTATTGGGCTCAATTTGGTATCACAAAAGAAATACTTGTTTATTACAATGTATTTCCATGTGAAAAAGTGTATGTTAATAAGACAATAATATACGTTGAAAATAAACGGGTGTTTAAACCTGCTTATGCTTATGTATATTTCAAAGACGGAGAGTACTCTTATAAGATATACCAACCTTTAACTCCAGAGTCTAAATGGATTTCAAATGTAGATTTATCAGTCTTACAAGGATGGGATCAAATGCCTAAAACAGGAAAAACTTTGATAATTACTAAGTCTCAGAAAGATGTTATGACTCTTTTTAGCTTAGGAATATCAGCTGTAGCATCACAAGGAGAGTTAATAGGAGTGAAACCTCATATCTATCAAGATTTAAAAGAGAGGTTTAAATTCATATACTTTTTAAATGATTTTGATAAAGCTGGTGTTATAGGTACTAAAAAACAAAAAAAGTTAGTTCCTGAAATTAAATACTTTTTCTTACAAACATTTGACACTAAGAAAAATGGTTTTAAAGATGTGAGTGATCATAGAAAAGGACATACTGCTTTACAAACTGTAGAGCATTTAAGAAATTGTTTAACCCGCTGGAATCCCCAGCAATAAAAATATAGAAATGGGATATACACATTATTGGGATAGACCTATTAAATTCAACGAAAAAGATTTCGAAAAATTTACAGGAATGTGCCACAAAATAATAGAAACATGTAAACCTACAAGTCCAGTTGGAGGGGTTTATTATAAAGGAGAAGAAGTCAAAATAGTAGGTGTAAATTCTAAAAAAGATTCTAAGCCAGATATATCTGGGGCACACGTAAAGTTTAATGGTGAGGGTGATTTAGGACATGAGGCTTTTATAATTGAAAACAACCCAGATCTTGTAGATGCTTTTGGGTTTTGTAAGACAAATAGAAAACCATACGACATTGTGGTAGTAGCCTGTTTAATAGCTTTTAAAAGAGTTTTTGGTACTGCTGTAAGTATTAGTTCCGATGGTGGATTTGAGAATTGGAAAGATGGAATAGAATTTTTTAACGCTTGCTTTCCAGATGATATTGTGCATGAAGGAGATGTACATAGCTGGATAAATAGATAAGGTATGTCAAAAATACTATACACAGCAACAATACCTAAGTTTAAAACTCACGTTAAGCAAAGTGCTAACAAATGGAAGAAAATTAATGGACAATCTATTTATACAGGTGCTCATCATAGAGTGAGACATTTGTTTATGGAACAGATTCATTCTTATTTAACCATGTTTATATCTCCTATAAATGGGATGTTAACAGAATACCCACTTGAGATCAACGTTAAAATTTACGCTCCTATAAATTATGGAGATGTAAAGAGACTTAGAGGAAAAATAAGTTGGAAAAAACCAGAACCAGGGTATGAACCTTCGTGGGACTTGGATAATTTTGCTTGGATTTGGATTAAAGGAATGCAAGATGTTTTACAAAAACAAAAGGTGTTACCTGAAGATACAGTTAAGCATATTAGAAAAGTAAGCTACGAGTTTATTCCAATAGAAGAATTAGAAGACAGAAAGATGGAGTTAATGATTTGTACAGCAGATACTTATTGGACTTCTTTCTGGAAAAAATTATTTACTAAAATTACACCAAATGGAAATCAAAAAACCCTTGATCTTAATTGATGGAGATATTATTGTGTACAGAGCAGCTTTTGCTTGTGCAGAAATGTCGGACTGGAAAGATGTAAAAGATTACATTTTAAAATACATGCAAGAAGTTACTAATGATTTAGATTCTACAGAATACATAGGATTTATTCAAGGAAGTAAAAACTTCAGAAATAACGTAGCTACTACCTCTGAATATAAAGGTAACAGAAAATCTACTTCAAAACCTTTTTGGTATCAAAGTGTTAGAGACCATTTAATACAAGCGTACAAATTTGTACTTGTAAACGGAATGGAAACAGATGACGCTCTAACTATTTTACACAAAAGGATTAAAGATAGAGAAACTATTATCTGCAGTGTGGATAAAGATTTGCTACAATCACCTGGAAAACATTATAATCCAACTACAAAAGAACTTGTTCTTTCTACAGAGGATATAAGTATGAAGCTGTTAGCTACTCAAGTTATAACAGGTGATTCCACTGACAACATTAAAGGACTACACAGAGTCGGTCCTAAAAAAGCAGAGGCTATATTAGCTGAAGCTCAAGACTCTGGGGATTATCTGCCTTTGGCTTTTCAAGCCTATTTGTCTTATTACTTCAAATTAAAAGAGAAGGATAAATTAGACATAACAGATTCAGAATTGTTTTTGAAAGCTTCAAAACATTTCGCAGAAACTTATGAATTAGTGTTTTTACTAAGAGATATGAGTGAAGAAGATTTCCCTACGCCAGAAATAAATGATTTGTTAAACATTGAAAACCCATTAATACATGGAGCAGGAAAAAAATCTGAAGGGACTATCGAAACTATCTTTGATTGATTTATCAAAGATAAAAGCAACAAAAACAACTGATTTCTTATTGCCTTTATTAGGCTTTACTAAAAAGTTTTATGAACCTTATTTAGTAAATGCCTACTTAGGTGATTATGATTTAAACGGTTATGAAGAAAAGAGGATATACATTGTTCTCAGTAACCATGACATGAGTACAAAGCACATGAGAATAGAAGACGGTTTGAAAAACATGTTAGAATTTGTCGATTTTTACGACATACTGGATGGTCAAATGTCAGTCTTTATTATGAAAGTGCCTGAAACTTTTGAAGAAGATTATTCCAAGTTTTTACTTGGTAAATACTCTGAGTTCTCTGAAGAAGCGAAAATCGCAGTTCTGAAAGGAAGATCAGAGAACAGCTCAATGCCTTTAATATTTAGAAAAGACTCTAAGTTAAAAGAGTATTGGGAAGAAAAAACAGGTTCTACAATCCCAGATGGATTAGAAGTATGGCCTGTAATTAATATAGACAACGAATTGCTCTATAAAGAAAAATTTATTTTAAAAACAGATTAAAAATTATATTATGTACACTATTGGAGATCCTAAAAAAGCTCAAGGAGCAAACCCACAAGCAGTAATGCCTTTTGAAGAAACAGCAGTTGAAGATGCTGTAATAGTTGAAGAAAAAGAAGAAGAAGTCGGTAAAACTGTACCAACTCCTTCCCAACCTCAGCAACCACAACCTCAAGCACAAGCTGCTGATTTAGGTATGTTTGGGAATATGTTTAGCCAGTCTATCGAGACTATTATTAAACAAAAAGCTGAGGATATGAGACCAGAAGTGGTTTCAATATTAAAAGCTGAATTGCAAAAATTAAAACCTACAAATGTTAGGATTACAGGTAGAAAAGGAACTGGTGTTGTTGAAGGATATACACATAAACATTTTCGTGAAGCTGTTTTCTTATCAGAACAAGAAAGACAGTTAATGATGGTTGGACCAGCAGGTTCTGGAAAAACTACATTAGCAAAACAAATAGCAAAAGCTTTTGAAATACCGTTTACTTCTATATCTTGCTCTGCAGGTATGTCTGAAGCACATTTATTAGGTAGAATGTTGTTTGATGGAACTTATGTACCATCTGATTTTATTACTGCTTATGAAAATGGTGGTGTATTCTTATTTGATGAAATAGATGCAGCTGACTCTAATACTTTATTGGTTGTAAATTCTGCGTTAGCAAATGGATATGTATCTGTTCCAAATAGAAAAGATAAACCACACGCTCAAAGACATGAAGATTTCATCTGTGTTGTAGCAGGTAATTCTTGGGGACATGGTTCTGCTGCTTATCAAGGTAGGGGATCTTTAGATGCTGCATTCTTAGACAGATTTTCTGTTGCTAAACTTAATCTTGATTACGATGAATCTTTAGAGTTAGAACTTGGTGATTCTCAAATAGAAGTGGTAAAAAGAATGCACCAAATAAGAAAAATCGTTACTTCTAACAGGCTGAAAAGAATTGTATCTACAAGAACTATTGTATCTGCAGTTCGTCAAGCAGAAGCTGGTCGTTCTATGGCTCAAATTGAGTCTGTATTTACTACAGATTGGGCTGAAGATGATAAACGTAAGATAAAAAAGTAACAGAAGATGAAGCTAAATTAGGGGCTACATCTTGAGGTGTATTTGAAGCTATGGAGAAGATGGGTAATGTATATCATTACCCTTCTCCTTACTTCGGTTTAAAATCCTATACAATTTGACAATAAAAAAATATGATTGAATTTCAACCAGCAAAAGGGGATTTAGTATTAGATAAAATACCTAAAACACCTCAATTTTATAACGAAATAGATTCAAAAAGATCTTATGTTTTCAGAGATTCTAAGGATATTATACATGAATTTACAGAATTTGATTCATTGTATCATATAATCTCTACTGTGGAATCTCTACACGATAACCAAGATTTAAAAGGGTACATTAGAAACAATAATCCAGATGGTGAAAACGATGATTATCGTTATTCAGAGAATAACGAATGGACTTACGGAACTACTTATCCAAATAGATTAGCTACTATGGATGCTTTATTAAGCTCAAAAGTAGAAGATACCATGTGGATAGCTATTGATAAACTTAGAAATTCTTTATTAAAAGATAAAGATATTCAAAGATTAATGGAGCTTGCTCCTACTATTAAAAAGACAAGAAAGTTTGGTATGTCTGGTGATGAACTCTGTATAGATAGAGTATTATCTGGAGATCCTCAGCACTGGCAATATACAACAAAAGGTAGAAAAAATAATGTGGTTAGAATTGCATTAAATATTTCTATGTCCGCTGGTAACAAAGCAGATTCATTTTTAAAATTAGCTGCTGTTGCATCTGTTGCTGCTGATTTAGTAAGTAAAGCTGGTGCAGCATTAGAATTTACAATGATTGCATTTTCTTGTAACGTATGTAGAGACGATGAAAATCCTTATAGAGACGAGAATGGTAATACTATTGGAAAGTACACTCGCCAAAGCGTTTCTGGATACTTAGCTCCAATTAAAAAAGCAGAAGAACCTTTTGAGTTAACAAGGATTGCTTCTTTAGGTATTCCTGGATTATTTAGACATTACATATTTTGTTTAAAAACAGCAACAGGATCTACAAAACCATCACGGGGATTA